ATTTTGGGTTCTCTCTCATCCCTTTTCTTATTTCTTGTTCCCATGTCCAGTCACTGAACTTTTTGAGAAAACAGCTAAAACATTGTATTATGTTTTCTGATTTTGCTAAATATATGATTTGCCCATCTACACACAGCCATTCAAATGTTTCTTTTCCACCTTCTTTTCTTATACAGTTATCCGAACCACCCTCTGTCCAACCCCATGAGTGAGTAAATGAAAAGACCCAAAAAACCAATACCAACACTAAGGACGATGATAATGACCACAATAGAAATAACTTTTTCTCTAAATTGCTGTTTATCGTAAACCTCCTTTTGTCTTCTTTTTCTAATATCTCCTTCCATTCTAACTAATTCGTCCCATGCAGACTGTCCATGTGAGAATTGTATAAATGTTCTCAGGTCATTTCTTTGTTGTTCTAGCTGTTTTTTTGCAGTGAATGCTTCGATGGCTTCTTGTTCAATACTTTTGCCACTCAAAACTTTTCTAAACAAAGATGGGTTTTTTGCTGACTTGTGTGCATTATCAATATCGGATACCGCACCCATCCACCTTGATAGGTCTTGCGACATAGATTCAAGCTCTCGACCTGCATGAAATGCCCTCTTTAAGCCATTAAATGCGGTACTGGCAACTGTTAAGCTTGCACTGATACTTATAGGGTCAAACATTTACAAACCCCCTGTAATCAATTTATAGCACTATAGTGTTAAAGATTACCCCGAATGAACTTAAAACATAAAAGGCGGTAATGGAAATAACTATTCTTTCAAGTCTGGATACCCTACGTTCCATATCCTGTCTAAAATGATACATATCGTTTTTGAGTACGCTGAGTTCCATTAATATTGCATTTATGTCTGCTTTGGTCATTATCTTGCTTCTGAATTCTCTATATTTTTTAGTGTTTCATCAGTTTGTAGAGATGTTGAAAGTTTTTGTACATAATCGTTTTTTGCTATTTGAAAAATGTCTATTTGTCTTACCAATGCACTTAGTTCATTTATTTTATTTTGGCATAAAGTAATTTGATCTATTAACACTTTTTGGTCATTTTTAAGATTGTCTATAGGGTATTCTTTTCCATCAATGTTTATTACGTTACTCATTTAACTGCTCCAAGGTTGTCCACTGCCTGTTTTGGGTGTTTTGCTTTCTGTGATTTGATTAGACACGGCTGTTTCAATTTCTGTAACTTTATCAGAACCAAGCAAAGCCTTTGCCCATGTTATACAGTTTTCTTCTGTTACTTTTGCGTATTCAATAAATTTTCCTGTGGGGTCTGGGCATCCTATTGCTCCATACATACGCCCATTATGTGTTACACCATCTACTGTTTCTGCATCACTGCAAGTCCAGTGTAATTGATGTATTTGATTTGTACCTTTTGCACCAGTCACAGTGTAATCAGTGTTTACTATTTTCCACGCTACTGCCATTGTTTATCCTCCTTTATACTGCGTTATTCTTCAAATGGTCAGCATATGCTTTCTTGACTGCATCTGTATGAAACTGTGCCACCATTGCTTTTACGTCAGCACTTTCATTAGAACTGTCGCTGTCTGGTGCTATAACATGGCGATGAAAAGAACGTGATATTTCTTTACCATCCTCTTTTATTACCGTTGCTGTTCGCACTTGTATGTGCTTGAAGTCACCTACAACTTCTATTTTATCTTGTATTTCTTCTTTTGTTATTGCCATTTTATTATATCCTTTTGTTATGCTGAAAAATAAACAAAACTTATTAAAAAATCGTAAGTGCCGTTTACATTTGAGCGAGTGACACTTTGGAATGTACCACCATCGCCACGATGTAAAACAAGATGAGCAGAACTTGATGCTACGTGTGGGTGAAGTGATGCACCACTAAACAATTGTGTTCCCTCATAAAAACAAGAACCTGTGTAAGATGTAGCATCGCCACTAGCACTTGCAGAAGTAAAAGGTAAAGTTAATTGAAATGTTGATGTAGCGTCCGTTCCTGTGAACTTAACTCGTACATCTATAGCCACCATCGTTCCAATTTTTCTATATCTAGCTGTTCTAGTAGTTTCTCCAGTAAACTGTGAACCCCTACCAGAAAAAGGGTCGAATGTGCCTTCTTCAAAGTCCGTTAAATGATTTGCCGACCCAGTGCCACCAACATATATTCCACCACCTAGATAGAGGTCTTTGAAACGTGCAGAGGACATTCCTAAATCTACTCCATTGTCACTATTTCCATTATCTTGTGGTATAAATTCTGCACCACCAAATTTAATTCCTGTTTTTCCAGTGGCAGTGCTTCCTTGAACAATTAAATTTCCACCAGAGGTTTCAATACTCCCCACAACACTACTATCTTTTTCAATCTGAACAATAGTACCATCATCACTTTTACGTTTAACAACAACAGGGTGCGCTCCATCTGCCGTAAACCTACTAACTCCTGTGTTACCTAATATAGCACCTACTGCTGTACCACTGTCATTACTGGTTTTTGCAACCAAGAGATTGCCACTGCTATCAATGGTGACTTTTTGCGCTCCAGAAGTAAAAAATGTCATAGCATTATCAGCGTGAACGTAATTTATCTGTCCTACATCCATGTCATCTCCATCCCCAAAATGTATAAATGAAGAGCCATTATTTGCACCCAATAAACCTAGTCCAGCATATTGCGTATTGTTAATTAAAAGATTTATATTACTATCAAGTCCGTTTGTAGGTGCTGAGTAAGATGCTCCAGCTACATGAAAGTCTGTTGCGGGAGAATTTGTGCCAACACTTAATCCAGTAGATGTAACATGGACTACATCAGACCCAGCGACTTTAATATCCACGCGGTCATCAGTATCTGCGGTAATAGACGTATCCCCATCAGCATCAAGAATTAGCTCCGTACCATCCAGATCAAATTTTGCTTTGTCGTTGGTCTGGTCTAAGGTAATCAAGTTGATAAAAGCATCATTATCTTCATTTCTTATTTTAAGAATGTTGTTTGTTGTGTCGTAAAATAACTGGTTAGCGTATGTGGTTGAGGGTGCGGACGTTCCAGAGTTTGTAGACCCTAATGCTTGTAACGCTGAGTTTAAATCTGAACGAAACGATGCAAACCCCTGATTGGCTATTGATAAATCATTTTGCGACATTTAGCACTCCTAACTTGCTTTTTCCCCATATCCCCTAGCAACGTAATCAAAAGTTCTGCTTACTGTTGCACTGGAACTATTAAAAAATTCTATTGTAAACCCTGTTTCACTTTTATTTGTTATAGCATAGAAATCGCCACTCGCCAAGTTTGATGCTGAAATTCCTACACCTTGTAAAACTTTAAATGCAGGTGCATACGTTATGGTTTTTCCGCTTGTGCTTGTACCGCTTACCACATCGCGTTCCGCTATTACTCTATCGGGCATATCCACAGTAACCGATAATGCTGATACTTGTTGTGTTGCTGTACCCTTTTGACTTGTCATTTGTAGTTTAAATTTAAAGGCTCTTGCTTTGTAATCACCTACAAAAAACTTTCTGAAATCTGTATATGTTATGTCCGACGCTGTGGGGTCACCTTCTGTTGTAGCCACTAATAATTCTGTATTTGTATCGTCAAACTCTTGTGGGTCACCATCGAATAAACCTGCTCTATCATCAAAGTTTCCAGTAGCATCATCAAAAGAATTCACAAAGCTTATTCTCGCAACATTCATATTTGCTGTGACTCTACTGGTAAACACACCACCCAAGTCTATATGCGTATCAAATTCATACGTTCCCGAACTCGCTACGTTTCCTGCACCACCATCAAACAACCCCCCTGCATCGTCAAAATTACCTGCCACATCGTCAAATAGATTGGCTGTTCCTAGTTGTAATAAATTACCATCAACAACCACCATATTTGTTTTATTGCCTGTAAAATTAGGACTCTGAGTAGATGTTTCCACTAAATTCAAACCCTTTATGTTTTCAATTATTGCCACGTTGGAAACCGCATTTTCCGAACTATTTCCTACCTTATCGACCGCCTTAATAAAATACGTTCCTGTCATTGCAGGTACTATCACTGTATTAGCAGGTCTTGAAACCTTATCGGCTATGTCTATTGAATTGGCGTATGTTGCACCGCTTGTTTCTTTTGCGTGTCTTATTCGGTAGTGTGAAAGGTCTAAGTCTGACACTGGAGTCCATCCCAAATGTGCTTCTGTACCTATAATATTTACACTAAAATTCGTTACATCTTCGGGGGGTAATGTTTTACCGACTACTTGATGCGTTGTGCTTACAAACACTGACCGACTTATTGAACTAACCGACCTTGCCCGAACATCATAAATTACATTATCTTCAACGTTTACTAATTCAAACTGTGCTGAACTACCCCGACCTAAGTTGATAAAAACCGAATCTGTAGATTTTTTGGCTTGTACTTCAAAATCAGTAATGAATAAATCGGTAGCTGTAACATTCACCAATAACACTGCTATAGCTTCTTCATTTCTTGCCCTTAATTCATCGGTCACTGAAATAGTAGGTGCTTGAACAAAGAAAGGGTTGGGAAGTGTGGTATCGGGTATTGTTGGCAATGCTTGTTGTGTGCCGAATGTATAAAAGCTATCTTGATGCTCCGAACATTGGATACTTACTGTATGGTCTGCATTTACCGATATTCTCTGCACTCTAAAAGGTTTTGCGGAAAAAGCAGGGGTTGCATGGGTTACGTTTACAATATCTCCTACCGCTAAGTCTAACGCTGTTCCATCTGCTCTAAGAGATATATCTAAACTTGATCGTGACCGCCTTAGAATTATCTCTGCCATTTCCTGTGCTTGATGGGCATTTGTTAGCATGGTGTAATCAAAGCGACCTTCTAATAATAATTCACCATCTTCTGTTTTCATGGTTGCGTGTTGGTCTGCCGAATCTAAACCTGTTTCATCTACTGGTGGAAACTGCACTGTATCGGTTTGAAAGTTTTTATCTGGGTTTATAAAAGTAACAATCACCCTGTTATATCGAGAGTTCTTGTTTTTGCTTTGAATACTTATACCACCAATAATGTTATCTTCTGTAAGTGTTATTGATGCTGAACCTGTACTTTCGACTAGGATATTATATTTACCACTTGAAAAATTTAGATAAGAGCGTGACCCTTTTACAAATTCTTTTACGTTGTTTATAGCTTTTCTGGATGTATCCACCACTATATGACTATCTAAAAGGTCAATAGCACTTGCACCAGTAAAAGGGGTTATATCAGCATCACAAACATCGGTGGCTGTCTGCCAATCTGCAAAATTACTATCAAAATAACTATTCGTTATCCCCATGCCAAACCTGTCGTTTCTAAGGTAGTCTAATAGCTGTAATATTGGATTATCCGAATATTCCCATGTTGTGTTTGTGTCTGCTCTATGGCTACCGCTTCCGCCTGTTACTGTGCTATCTAAATTAGGGTTGTATACTTTTCGCCCTTTTATAGTTGCTTGCACTCTTGGCAATGAACCAAATTTTTCTGCGTTCCATTCAAATCGCAAAGCAAGATAGGCTAAACCCTGTAATCTATGGTTTGATGTCCATGAACTCACTTCCCCTAATAGTGATGAAGATGTTTGTGTGTCTGTGCCTAAATGTGCTTGTACTGTTATTAAACTATTTGTATTTTCCGTATCAAAGAAGTTAGCATCCGCACTTGTTACTGTTCTTTGTGTGCCATCGGTAAGAGAACCAGACAAAGTTACTTGGTGATTGTTTACAAAAAGTGTTTCAACACTGTTTATTTCCCCTTCACTAAGAACGACCGCCATATATAGATATTGATTATCTGTGCCTGATGTTTCTACAAAGACAACATTACCACCAACTTTTCGTGTTCCATAAACTACGGGAATACTAGAATTAGCCAAAAATTTATTGACTAAAATACCTCTTGCTACTTGTTCTTCAAACTCTTCGGTAAACTCTGGCACTTCTGGTTGGGGTGCTACCCAACTGACAACCTCGTCCACTACATCTACAACAACGTCAACTACACCAACAACTACATCTTCAACAACACCAACAACTTCTTCTACAACGTCTACGACTCCTTCAAAAACGTCTGAAATAAAATCTGTTACAAAACCACACATTTAAAACATTCTCCAATTACTGCCCATGTTTTCAAATCCTAGTCGTTCAAAAACTGGGTCTTTGTGTATCCCTGTGCTTATTGATAGTAACATTGGTAATCCTTCCGATACATTTTTTACCGAATTTACGATTGTTTTTACTAAGTTATACGTTCTGAACTGTTTCCTTACATAAAGAACGTGGATATTCATTATCTTATCTTTGCTAAACCAATATTCAGCCTTATGGAACATACACAATCCCATCAGTTCTTCTTTATCTAAATCTTTAGCAAAAATCACTTTTCCCTTTTCTAAAATTGTGTTGATGAATAATGTTACCTTTGGCTTGTCAACTTCTGGAAGTTTTTTATCAAATAAATCACCCTCTTTGAACTCCATGAGCATTTCATAAATCATATCAAAATCTTTTTTTTCTGCTTGATATAAATGTACGCTACTCATTCTCTACCCCACTTAATGTCTACAAGATTAAGTGCGGAATATTCCATGCCTTGATCGGTAGAGAAAAACCTTTTTTGTGAATTATCAGATGTTGTTCTTCCGCTTTTCTTTGAAAAGTTCCCCCAATGTGACGTAACATTAAGGCTTAATGTGGCAGTGCTTGTATTGTCCGTTATTTTAAATTCGTCTATTGTTCCATAAAACAGAAGAAAAGGGTCTGCTATCAAAGCTAGATTTGCATCTAAAAAACCCCTGTAAATAAACACATTATCGTTAATTATGTTTTCATTGAGTACAATAGAAATATAGGTTTGGTCTACACCAGACAACGTAACCACTAAACTGTTTTTTGAAGGTGTTGCGGTTTCACTAACTGCGGTTATTCCTCTAAAGTGACCATTTGCTAGATAGGTTCGTGATGTTCCAGAAACACTAGACGTAATATCAAAGCTTGCGTTAGTAAAATATACCGGGGTAGCAAACCCTAATTCTATCAATAAAACTGGTTCTATGTTTCCTGTGGCTAGTTCTGTTTTGACCGCACTTGTTAAACCTCTAGCCATCTACAAACTCTCTATTACATCAAACTCATAATTAAAAAGTAATTCACCATTGCTGTTGTTTGCACCACTTGAAAACTCTTGAATATCGCTCCTTAAATGAACATTAAAAGGCACTGAATCATAAGTAACAGAGCTGTTATCTGTTAAGGCTTCTCTTAATGGTGGCTCTATAGTGACTGTTGACGCATTGCTTGAACTGGTTACATCTTCTACAATCATATAAACCTTATCGTGAGCAAACTTTATAAAATCACCTGCCTTTAATCTACCTGCACCATCACCTGCAAAGCCATCAATAGCTATTGTCGTATCAGCTACCGAATGTGAACCATTGACTAATAATGTGCCTGTTTCGTTTCCTTGTGCGTTTAGATAGCTTGGAAAACTTACTGTAAAATTTTCTTTTCTGTTTCTTTGCTTCATTATAAAAGCCATCACAGGTGCAAAGTCTGATCTAGTCATGGGAGGATATGAAAGAGTAAAACTAAATCGTTGACCTTGCACTTGTCTTCTGAATGTCTTCCCACTATCGGTTTGACTTAAAAGAGTCTTTTGATTGCTCTTTATATTAATAGCAGTGAAATTTGTTTTAGGTAATGCTCCACTCATATCACTGCCATTCTACCCTTTTCGTTCATAGCACTGTTAATAAGATTGATTATTACACCCCTGCTATTGACTAACAATTCGTTGAAACCCCTAGCATCTACAGTATTGATATTAAAATTTACAGTTACATTTTTATTCATGCCTAGCTTGTCATTTGGTACAACTGTTCCTGCTTGGTCTGGCACAAAGAGTTCTGCACCTTTTTCACCCACGATACTGGGTTGTCCTACTGGCGGTCTACCACCTTTTTCAAACCCTCTTATTTTGTTTATTAAGCCAGTACCAAAGGCTAAAGCACCACCCACAACTGCAATATTGAAGGGGAAGGGTATAGACGCAAAAGTTTTCATAGCACCTTCATATAGGCTTATAAAGGCTTTCTTGATGGCATCTGCTTTGAACATTGCTAAAGACCCTTTCATGGCGTTCTTAATGGCTTCACCTATGAACATTTCAACCATTGAACGAATAACAAAATTTCCTAAATCTTGAAAACTTAGTTTTCCTGTCATTACAAAGTCTGTTAGTGATGTTTTTAGTTTATCAAACGCTGACGTTCCTATATCTTGCATTTGCTTAAACATATCTTTTTGCTTGTCTACAGCATCTTTAAACCCTTTAGCAAAATTTTCATACAGTCCAGTTACTTCTTTTACTTTGTTACCCTCTCCACTGAGTGCGGTTTTTCTTGCATTTGAACTTTCTGTTGCTACTTTTGATGCTTCTTTATTTTTTGCCATGAGAGCATCAATTTTTTTTAATTGTTCTACAAATGAAAAAACTAAGGAATCTTCTTTTACTCTAGATTTGTCAATTTCAACTTGCAAATTTTTAAAAACTATTTTGCTTTTATCACCAAAGTCATCAAAATTATCTCCCATTTCTTTTACTGGATTTCTTAGATTTTCTGCTTCTGCTCTTAATGCTCTAACTGATTCCGCAACTTCATCTATAGACTCTTGACTTCGGAAAAGAGTAATCTTGTTTAGCTGTTCTTGCATACTGGCGGTTGCGTCCATAACCTCAGCCATAATTTTATTTATGCTGTTCATAACACCTGCTATAACACCGACTAAGAGTTTTCCTTTAACACCAAGCATCAAGAAGCCTATAACACCTATTGTATCGAAAGGTGCGGGTAACGCTCTTGCAAAGTTGACCAGTCCCGCAACAGAATCGCCAATAAATTTAAATACTGGTTTGAATGTGTCTATTATTTCGGTTGCGAATAAAAGCGTTCTCACTGTCGTTGCTACAATCGCTTGCCCTATAGCTTCTGCTGAATCCTCTATTGCACCAAAATTTTTACTTAATTCATTGTTCAATACTTGTGCAGACGCTTTTAGAAACTCAAATGGTCCAGCGTCCATTACAGCCATTTTAAATAAATTAAACTTATCGCCTATCATGGACAGAGTACCATCAAAGGTTTGTGCCATTGTTTCACTAGCACCCACTACTGATAATGTGCCCTCATCAAAAGCTTTCATAATATGTTTTCTGGATTCTTCTGCACTAATCTGAACACCTGCTTCGAACCCAAGGAGAGCTCTTACACCCCTTTCTCTGAATAAATCGGCTGAGTTTATACCACCTGAAAATGTTCTTTGTATTTGTTCAGCTGTTGTTTGGAAGTCTAAGCCAGAAGCACTTGCTATATCTCCAGTTATTTTTAGTAATCTATTAAGTTCTTCAGCGTCTTGCGAAACCACTGCCAGATTTGCAGACCCTCTTTGTATTTCTTCTAAACTAAAAGGAACTTCACTGGCAAACTTTATCAAACCCTTAAAAGCTTTTTCACCCTCTCTGACATCAGAAAAAAGAAATTTAAACCTTGTTTGTAATCTTTCAACCTCTCGTCCAGTATCTATAAAACTTTTTGCAATTAATGCACCTCCTATACCAACGAGAGCATTTTGAAGGTTGAAAACTGATTGCCTAAGATTGTTAATACCAACTGTGGCTGACCGCATAGCCTGTCTGGTCTTGTCCTTTGCTATGATGTCTATATTTACTTGTTTTGTTGCCACTTACCTACGTGCCTTTGCTAGTCGTTCTTGTCTTTCTCGTTCCTCATGTTGGATTTGAAAATAAGCAATCCACATATTAAATTCTTCGACAGACATTTGCAAGATTTCGGAAACTGTTTTGTGAAGCTTTTCGGCTAAACCAAAGATATTATATAACTCTGGGTCACTCTTTAGTTTTTTTTATAATCCTCAATAGTTTCATTCCCGGTTCCCATTATCTTTGTGGCAACGTCTGCAATTACATTTGTGTCAGCTTTTGTTTTGAAGGCTAGAATGTGCTGTGCGTTAAACATCTTTTCGCCATCTTTTGTTAAGGCTTTTTCAATGATAACGTCTATGAGTACAAGCAAATCTGTATTCGTAGCACCCTTAAATATCTTTTGTTTCTCAAGCATATTAAAAGGCTTGGTATGAATAGCTTTATCGCCTGTCAAACCCCACTCTGGAACTTCAATAATCTGTGTATCTAGCTGACTAAAATGGTCACGAATACCATCAAAGTAGTCAATCTTTTCATCTGCCATTTTAGACTGTTCCGATGGTCAACCCACCATTACCTTGTCCAGATACAGTTCTAGTTGTAACGCCATCTAAGGTAACACCAACAGACATTCCAGTGACTATTCCACTACCAGAAAACTTTCTATCTCCAGAAGCATTACCCTCTGGCAAGAAAGCAAAAGTAAGTTCTGCTCCTTGTACCAATGTTGTTTGACCAGAATCCGTTTCATCAAAGTTCATATCAATAGTGAAAGTATAAGTACCTCTACCAACTAAATACGACTTCATAGAACTACCTAACGCTGTATCCTCAACAACATCGTGCGTAGTATCTACTGTGAACCCTGTGGCATTACCTAACGTAGTACCCCCAATAGTTACAACCCCTTCTTTTCCGTGATGTGTAGC